TACACCTTAAGATAGTTATCAGGATACTTATCCATTATGTTTTTAAGAGTACGTAGAGTATAACAGTGCTCTGTTGGTACTACTACTCCATTCTGTATGTCAAATAGTTTAGTATACATATTAAAAAGGATTTTCTATTTTTGGTTTAGACTTTATATTGAATAGTTTTTTAAAACCATCTATGAATCCAGTTGCAAGATATGGATTAAAAAGTAAATTATCATTATCAACTACAATGTATCCATTTAAGTATATCTCACTTTCCGTATAGTTTATAGTCATCTCGGGATTAGGTTTAATCTTTACAAGTAACTTACCTTTATATCTAAATAATACTAAGCCTGAATAACCTAATATAATTGTTCTACCTGGATAGTTCTTGTCATAGTGTCTTACTTGATAAAATTTCATATTATAAACTTTTAATTATTGATATAACCTCTTCTTTTAAATATGGCATCTCCATTGGTATTACTTGTTTAATAACTGGATCACCTTGATCATCATATTTAGTAATAGGATATCCATACTCATCTTCTCCTTCTAATTCAAATGTAACATGATGTATAAACATTTTACCTGGTTTTAATCTAGGATTATGTTTAAGCATGATGTACATATAGATACTTAATTGTAGTGCATAGTGGTTAAAATTACAATCATCCAAATGTGAAACAGGGTCCTGTAATTTATCACTAATCCCATCCCAATCCTTATATGATTCAACATCAATCTTCTTATTTGTCTTGTAATCTATGATATTTATTTTATCATTAACTACTTCAACTAAATCTGACTGACCACAAATACCAACTGATTTTAAATACACCATATGCTCAGGATATACACCTGCTTCTAATTTCTGTAAAGGTGCATATTTTAAATTATTAATCTCTGGTACTGGAGGTACAATAGGAATAATAACACCATCTACTTCCAATGAAGATAAACTGCATAGATCAGCCTCTCTTTGATTATGATAATATGTACCTAATGTAGTAGCTCTTAGTGCTTCATCATCCCATATCTTAATGATATCTTCTGGTTTAATACCATACCATTTAGAATTTTTATTTTTAGAAACTTTTTTAGCTACACCTTCTTTATCAAAATGTTTCTTAAGTTTTGATATCAGGCTTGTTACACTAGTCCACTTGATTTGCTCTTCACCTTCAATGCTAGTGTAACTATGATCATCTGCTTTAAATACTATACTCATTTTGCTAGTTGTTCTATTGCAAGTACTGCAACGTTATAATTATCTCTATCTTCTGATTTCAACATCATGATAAGACTATCTGATGTCTCTTTATTTATCTTTTTTGTTTCAAGTAACCAGTTTACATAACCAACTGAATTTTCTACTGCTATAGCATGATTAATCATATCTGCTCCACCTCTACCAGTATAAATGTGCATTTGTCTCTCAATCTTAGAAACACCACCAGTTAAAAAATCTTCAAACTCTATACTATTCAACATTATCAATTATTTCTTTAGCTAATATAATAGATGGTGTATCATGTGAATCTAGCATCTTTTTTAAATTCTCACACTCTTCAGGATCTAATTTATTCTCAAGTTGAATAATACGTATACTTTGTCTATATAATTTTAACTCCAGTTTTTCAATTAGCATTCCCCACTTAGGTGTAAGATCACCACTATTTGCAAATTTACTTGCTGTACTATTTATATCCATACCATTACTACCAATATGAGTAGGATTAGGTATATAAAGACCTTGTGCAGTTGTTAAATGTGTATTAGTTCCCATACTCATAATAAATTAAGTTTATCTTCCTCCTCTTCTGTAATAAGAGCTTTCCATCTTAAGTCTGGACACCCAGATGACAATGATCTTATTTTAAATGCTAATGAGCATCCACATAAATTACAACATGGTTGAGTACCTGGTACAATACAAGAAGATCCCTCATCATCTTTTCTTGGGCATATCTTGCAAATACTTAATCTCTCTTCTGCAATTTTTTCAACAAATTCATCTCTTATTAAGGCATTCTTAATACCTTCCATGATTTGTTTTCTATTTTTCCAAATCTTTCCCAGTTTGCTCATCTTGTTTTTGTTTTAAAAATTCATTTTTAGTATTAGCATCATTCTCTAACATCTGTTTAACTGATAATAATAATTCAATTTTATCTTCAACTCTTTTCTTATAGTGATAATTAGTCATTGTATCAGTAGTTAACTTCTTAGCAATATTAGTATACTTAGTGAGTAAGCTATCAACTGATTTTCCTTTAACATACATTACACCTAATCCATCAACATTAATTTTTGTATGCTTTAACTCTGATAAATTTTTTCTTAAGTTTTTATAATAAAATGTCATAAATGTATCTACAAGATTCTCTGATACATTTAAATCCTCAGCTACTTGTTTATACAATGTGTTAAACTTTTTTGGAATCATCTACCTAAAAATTTATAATCTAATAATATATCACCATCCGTTTGTACTTGCAAGTTAGGATTTAATTTAATGATTTTCTTATCATCATCATCTTTAATCACTAACATATTTTTCATTGCTTTATTAATTGCATTTCTAACTGTTTGTGGTGACTTAAATATCATTTGCTCATCTGATGACGCATCATAACAAAAATGAGTCAACTCTATTGGTCCTGTCATACTTAACAATGTTAAACAGTTTAAATCAGATTCACTCATTGCTATACGGTTAATATAGCAATGAGATAATATCTGAAACTTAACAATTTCCCATTTAGGCATTACAGCACGTTTCTGTACTTGATTTACTAATGCCATGATAGTCTAGTTTTTTTTAAGTTTTCTTTCTTGTTTACCTTCTTCTTCAGCTAACTCAGATTCAGCAGCATGCTCTTGACTCATCATAGCATACTGATACTGGATAGTAGTTCTTTTAAATCTAGCCTCATCAATCTCAGCTAATATTTTTTCATACTCAGCTTGTGCTTTTAAATACGGTAATGACTCAGTATAGAATTTAAGCATCTGCTCTTTTTTCTCAGCTAATTCTTCTGCTGTTAACTCTACATCTTGCTCGTGTTGATTTAAATTTTCCATTATTTATATATTTAAAGTTTACACAAATATACAAATTAAGTTTAAACTTTTATTATTTAAACAAAAAAACTCAGATGAGTAATCACCTGAGTCTAAGTATAAAATAAAATAGATTATCTATTTTTAATTGTAATGTTTAATATTGTAAACATGTAAAACTCTCTATCAACATCAATCTCAATTGTTAAAAAGTCAAGTATACCAAGTCTTAGTCTAATGCATACTTTTTTCCATTGCATGTTTTTTATTTTCCAAGCATTTCTGTATTTCATAATATATCTTTTGATTCAATTAATGTATATGAAAAACGATTACCATGTATTTTTGAAGCTTTTTTAACTATCTTCATAAATGCATCAAAGTCTTTAACTCTTTTGAATACTTGACATCCTTCAGACCAGTTCTCTACCCATGTAGAATCTTGACCTGCTTTATGTATATTGATACCAAACATTCCAGTATCAGTTTTAGTTTCATCAAAAACTAGATCTTTATTAGCATCTCTATATACTATAACGTTACCAAGTCTTTGACATAATGCTTCATATTTACCTTGATGTTTATCAATAGACCATACACCTCTGTATTGCCCTGGTACTAATCTAGCTACTCCTTTTGGATTATGATATTGTTGTACTCCTTTTTTTCCTGGTTCAGTTGTGTTAGCCCACTCATAGTATTGCCAAACTCCAGCTTCATCTTTAAATGATATTGTAATTAGATCATCAAAAACATTTGTAACCTTTTTACCTGTTGCACTGTTACGTACTCCTACAATATTAACATCATATCCTTTATTTGCAGCATCTTCAAACCATTTATATCCCTTTGCTAATACTGCATTTCTTACTTGACTTAAAATCATATTTTTATTTTTTAATTATTATAATGCAATCTCATAAAAATGATTGCTTTTACACCACTCATATAAGTCTTGAGGTGAGAATCTAAATGCTTTTTCTATTCCATATACCCAAGCAACATACTCTGAACAGTACATTTTTCTTTCTTTATTTCCTTTTTCAACCCATTCTCCAGTAAGTAATTCAATAGGTTGTCTTACAAGTAATCCTTCAAAGTCATATGCCGTATGTCCTACTTTTGTAAGTGCTCTTTGTGCAAATGTTTTTTCATTTACAAGATCACTTGATCTATGTACAGTAATTGCATAGTCATAGACTTTCATCCACTCATTCCATGGTCTTAAATTAACACCATCTTTTTGTGCATCAATAATATATGGTTCTCCCCATATTTCTATAAATAATGCAGTATGAGAAAACTGAGATTTTGTAGCTTTCTTAATCATCTTACTGATTAATCTTTTACCACTACAATGTAATATATCCCCTGTCTTTAAAACTGTTGTGTTCATTTTATTTATTTTTGATCTTCTACTGTTAATTGACTAAGTGCAGCTGTTACTGTTCCTGCTGCAATTAAATATCCTGCTCCAGTTATAATAGCAACTGGTAATGCTACGGGTACTGCAACTAATGCTGCTCCAACTGCTCCTGCAATAAGACCAAGCCTTTGTACTTTTTTCCAAAACTTAGGAGTTTTAGCATTCCATCTTTCTTTTAAGTTTTCCATTTTAGTCTTGTTTTTTTGGTTCATCTTTCATGTATTTAGCTAGTTGTTTTAAGACAGGCACATATTCTGTCCATCCTAATCTTTTAAAGTTTTCCAGATTAGACCATATTAGATTAATAATAACAAAGTTATAAAATGCATAATGTAACCATTCATATATATTAAACTTCCATGAGTAAAAACTTTTAACAGGTATGTGTGTAGATAGTACATGTGAACATCCAATCATGATCATATATACTAAAAGTTTTAACCAGCCTTTTCCAAATAACTCTGAGTCAAACTTTTTCTTCTCAGCTGCTGAAGCTTTAATACCTGTATACATTTCTAGAAAGAAGAG